TCCCACGCATGACCCATTATGGAATCTTGATATATAGAAAACTCAACGCGTGATAGTCCTTTATTTTCATCAATCTTACCAATAATTGCACGCAGTTGTTCACTGCTTCTAATTTCATCTAAACCTACGCCTGAAATAAAATTATCAATTTGCTCTGTTTTATTTCCATCTAAGAAAAACAAATCGTCTTTAATAGTGTGTTCAATGTTTTGAGTATATAAAGTTGCCACCGCTTGCCTGTTTGCATCAGACAACTGCCCTATAGGCACAATCCTGTTAGCAGAAACCATTATTTGATTGACAGGTAGCCTGCTGAACAACTCATCGCTTAATGCGTCACGAATCGTTTTTGCTAATGCTTCCTCCAACACCTCTGTGTCATTAACTAAGCGTTTATAAAACATATCTGGAACTGCATTAGGATTATTTACTTTATAAGACTCGAGCAGTTTGCCTCTATATTTAGGTTTTTTAACACCTGCGCGTATTAAATTACTTCTAAATGCACTGCCATATAAAGTAGCTTTTGTTGCTGTTTCTCCACTCTTTAAAGCTCTAATAGAGCGGACATCATTAACGATAAGTTCAGCAATACTAATGGGCACTTTTATTGGATTATCAATGCTTCTTGCTTCTTTTGACCATGCTAAATAGTCATTTTCACTTCTAATATTTTCAGCAAACCTTCGTACACCTGTTGGTCTTGCAGGATAATTATTTAAACGATACATTGATAATTCAGTCAGAGAATTTGATACTTCTCGTGAAGCAACTTGTTGCATATTAGATATATTTGCTAGAGGTATATCTGGTACAATGTCACTCTGTAATGCATCATCAATCAATATATTAAGTTCATATTTATATGCTTTGTTTATTTGTCGATTTACAGTAGCATTATAAATTCCACGACCAACACCTACTGATGTTAAAGCCTCTGCATCATCATATAATTTTAATGCTTTATCTAGCGTTCTAGAATTTGCAACTTCACCAACCAAACCCATTCCTCCAGACATTGATTTGCTGGCTGCTCGCATGCCTTTAAGCGGCTTTGTGACATATACCAATGGGTCAAGAGGCATAAGCATGTCTGCAACTACAGCAGTCAATCCAATGGCTGTATCAATGCTATATAAATATCCTTTTACTATTCCATCTGCAAAATCACCAAAGCCAGTATCAATCGAGTCAACATACATGTCATAAGGATTTAAATTTGGTGCAGCCTTTTTTACTTCATAGAAGGTTAATCCATTAGCAGCAGCACTCAATCCAGCATTAGACATTGTTGTTGCGTGCGCCCAATCTTTGTTGCTTTCGACAGGCTGAAACATAAATGTAAATGGCCTAATAGTATCGCTTGTATACGGTATTCGAAATTGTAACGGGTCATTTTCTGCAATCATGGCTGCTATGTCATCAGGCCGTACAGGATTACCTTCGTCATCAATTGTATATGTAAATGTATCTGCAAATATACCAGTTGCACCAGAAGCTGCCGCTCCAACTAATCTAAAGATTCCTGATGTTGGTGTTTCAACTATGATGTCTTTATCAGCAAGTGATATTTCTTTAGGTTGCAACAAGCTTAAAGGCGAAGAAGGCACACCTACTTGTGGTTGTTTATAAACTCGTTGTTGATTAAAATATTCTGGGTCACTGGTTGTAAGAATTTGTGGTCTTGCAACTTGTGAAGCTAACTGTAAAAAACTTGCTGGTTCGTATTCTCCAGTTTCTGGACTTCGTATAGTACCAGTTGCAAAATCAACACCCTCAGAAGGTTTTCTTACAGATGTCATAGCTGGGTCACCAGCAGTATCTAAAACTTTTCTACCAAGCACTTGTTGCAATTTTTCACGCGCTTGCTGTTGTGCTTCTTCAAAAGATATTTGATTTCCATTAGCTATGGCAGCAGAATAAATGCGATTTGCTTCCTCTTGAAAAACTTGGAAGTTTAGATTTATTTCTGCTTTTGGTGTAAGTCTGATTGGAGGTGCTTTTCTTCGACTTAATGATGCTATTGGTGCTGAATATAAAGATTGTAAATTAGCACTTGTAGTAGATATTTCTTGTTGCAATAATGACAACATTTGATTTATTTCAGCAGTGCGTTCTGGACTAATTACATCGCTTAAAAGTTGTTCTCGTAATGCTAATTCTTGTTTTTTTTGATCTTCTAAATTTGCCTGTATAGTTTCAATTTGTGATTGTCTTTGCTCACGCAATAATCCACTTTCTAACAACTTTTTTGGTTGCGAAAATGAAGATAAATCTATATCATTACCAGCAATTGCAAAATCATAAGCTGTTTGTGCAGATAATATGCTTTGTTGAATCCAAGGTATATCTTCTTCATTTGTTTGCGGATCTGATAACAAACCCTTTGCATATTTTATAGATGCTGCAACTTGAAGTAATTCTGTTTCTGTAGGTTTAGCCATTATGCCATCACTTGCTTGATTTATAATACTCTGTGTCTAGTTCTTTTAAATACTTTAAAATAGCTTGTTGCTTTGTAAGTGGTAAAGTTGACAACTCATTTGTAGAAGCTGTTCCTGACTCCGAAAATATATGGTCAATCATAGTAGGTTCTCTATTTGGCACAGAAATATTTTCATTTATAGGTTCCAAGTTGTTTTCTATTACAACTGTTTCAGGTGGATTAACCTCTGTTCCAAATGCAAGACCAGCTGCTATTCCTGCACGCTTTCTTCTACTTTTTTTTTTTGTGACTCTTCAGTGCCAGCAATGTATGGCTCTATATTATTAGCAGCCTCAACAGTTTCAGCTGCTGGTGTAGTTGTCCGCTTGCCATTCATAGCTAATGCAGCATAATATGCACGTGCTTCATCTAAGTTTTCTTTGTTCGTAAACATCTCAGAAGTCGTTTTTATAATATCTGCTGGTTCCAAAGCATCGTTTGCTTCGTACAGTTGCATAGCTAACTTTTGAGCGCGTCCTTTAGGCTTAGGTGTGTCTACACCCATCTTGTTGTAAAAGTCAGTTGCAGCAACACCATAATGTGCGAATGCTTGTTTTGCTTCAGAGAAAGATTGAAATTGTTGTCTAAAACTTTCATCAGATTTTAATCGTTCATCTAGTTGGTATTGACCTCTTCCATATAAACTGCTGTCATAATCTATCTGTTTGCTTTCAGCGCGAGTCATTGATAACGGACTGCGTTGTTGAGTCATTAAAAATCGTTGAGCAGCTAATTTCTCTAAATCTGGTGTTGCAGTTTCTGTTCTCGGTTGCCTATATTGTGCAGCCATTTGACGATTTTTTACAATATCATTCGATAAATTATCTAAATATTCTTGTGGTACTAACTCGATATTTGTATTTAAATACCCCTTTGCTTCTTCGTACTGTTGAGATAAAACATCTGGTTCTATGTCATATTCTTTTAAAAGAACCTGTACTTGTTCTTGTGTTGGTGCATAATTTGTTGCATCTTGCAACTCAAATAATGCTCTTAATGCTGGTGATGAAAATACTTTGGCTGCTTTTTTAGCATCTTCAGAAGTACCACCCATCTTCTCTAATGTGCCTTGCAACTTTTCTTCTAAATTATCTAATGCAGTAATGTTGGCACTTAAACCCTCTGGTTCAGGTATTGCATCTAGCTTTTCTTGTTTTTGTTCATCAATATATTCTTGATTTAAACTGTTAAGATTAATTTTAAGTGCAGACTTTAATTTTGCGTTGACAGCTTCTTCAGTTACTGCTAAATTTTTTGTTGTTAATTCTGAAAGAATTTCATTTTTTAAATGTAAAATATGTGCGTATTTCTCACCAACATCAGATGCTTCATAAGAAGATATTGCACCTGCTTCACCAGCAATTAAAGTATCTATTGCAGTTAAAGCAGAATTATTATCTGCTGTTTGTAAAGCCGTATTAATAGTATTAATTAATGCCTGACCTTTAGTTGTATCTTTATAATCAAATGCTTTTTCAACCTTTTGTTGAGCAGCAGCATATTGTAGCGCACCTTCATAATCACCTTGCGCAACTTTTTCTCTTAATGTTTCTCTGGCACGAATAAGATTTAATTGCGTAATATAAAACTGTGAAATGACACCATAAGACAACTTATTTTTTGCTAGAACACTACCGCGTTGTTTTCGCAGTTCACCCAAAGTTCGTGCTGCCAACTTTTCATACTGCAATGCAACAGAGGTTAACTGTTGTTGTCGTTTTGCTTGGCTTATATTGCTAGCCACAAGTTGTTGTTCGAGTTCCGAATAAATAGCTAGATATGTAGCAGCAGACCCACTGCGCCCCATAAGCCCATATATTTCACCATTTTTCATTGTGTGGTACCATAAAATTGTTGATTAAATTTTGATGTATCTACTGGAGTAACGCCTGCTTTACGACTCATCATTTCATAAAAGGCTTTCTCTCTTTGTAGCTGCGCCTGTTGCATTGTTTGTTGTGAAGCTATGTCTAAGCCTTCAGCTACTGCTTGAGTACCGCCCATAATCATCATCTGACGGCGGCGTTTGCGAGCATCTTCCAATTGTCCAATTTCTTGTTCTTGTCTTGATATAGCTATTTGTTGTTCTTCTTCTAGCATTTGTTGTGCAGCCAAACGCCCTTGTTGACGCACTTGTTCTTGCATTTGCATTTGCCTATATGCAGCACCTTGACCTAAGTCTTGTGACGCTAATTGTGCTCTGCGTTCATTGGCTGCTTGTTGCTCAATAGTTTGCAATGGCTGTAGTATACGACGCTGTGATGCTTCTCGTTGAGCAGGTGTCATACCCAACATACCAAGTGCTTGCTGGCGTTCAAGTTCAGCTAATCGTGCTCGATCATCACGATTAAATTCTTGTGCGCCAGCAGCAATTTGACCACCTGCTCTTACGGCTGTTGATGCTGCTGCTAAACCTGCTAAAATTGCTGCTGTTGACATAATATACCTATATAAAAAATGCTTCTAAGGAAAATCCCCAACTTGTATGGTAAGCATTTGCTTCGCTGTCCGTGCATACACCTATATTTAATGTACCAGCACTTTGAGCAATATCTGCATGAAAGCCACTTGAATTAAAGCCACCACCTGCTTGGATTATTGAGGCTGAATTGCTTTCTACCACACTTAAACCGCTTATTGTTTGTGTAATCTGATTTGGTTCACCAGTATATACATACAACAATGTCTGCCCACTAGCAGGTGATTGTACATCATACTTTGAATAGCTACACATCCACCATTGGAAAAGATAACTGCATGGTCTAATAAACTTTATCTTTAACGATGTGTTTGGCACGACTTGTCGATATTGGACATTTCCTAAACCAGATACATATTTGGTGCTAAAGCTTAAACTTAGATTGATACCGCCATTGTTTTGTCCAGCATATACACCAGACACATGTGTGCTGACATTTCGTATGGGATCAAACTCAGGAGCCATAATGTGATTTGGGTCTACAAATTGCGATGACTGTATTGCTGAGGTTTCGATTTTGTGTGTATAAACCTTGACACCATCGAGATTAGCAACCACTGTATCTCTACTTAATGCATCACCGCTTGATAAAGTTGTATATGAATACGCCATTAAGTTGTCCTCATTATTAATGAGGCTATCTGCATATTGTAGACTGCAATTGTATCTGAGTCTGTATCAACATATGCACCATCATTTGTATATTCTAAGTAGTTTCGTCGTGTTGTTCCTGCTGCGTTTTGCTCCCAGACCCCACGATATACACCACCAACGATTATTCGCAATCCATAAATAGTAACATTGCCACCAGCATTCTTGTAAAAGTAACTACCATTTACATTATTGTATGCTGCACTTTGTATTGTGGCGGAGCCTCCATCATCAATATGAAGAAAATGTGGCACTATGGCTGTAGAAGCAATTCCATTTGTTGCACTTAAAACAACATCTGTTGGTTCGGCATAACGACTAGCCGTTATTTGATTGCTCCAATCGCCCTGATTTGGCACTTCAGTCCAGTTTGTCAGTGTTGCATCTGTAATGTCCCATTGCAACCAAAAAGCCCAACAGGCGTTGCTGTACGAGTCTGAAGCATTTGCTGTAATAACTGTCGTTGTAGTGATTCTGCCGCTGTAGTATACACGCAATATATCATCAGTAGACAAGACTGCATTAACAACTAAGTTTGTGGCTGTGCCACCAGCGTCTAATAAGTTTTGTCCTGTTCTTGAAGTCGAATAAGACCGAGAAGTTGTCAAGTCGTCAGCAGTGCCAACAGAGCCATGTGCCATTGACACAAGTTGTATACCTGAGCGACCGTGACTTGCGTTGCTGTCCATTTGTGCTAAATCTATTGATTGATCTCTAAAATTACTTTCATCCAAAGATGTGGTTGTTGCATCTGTAACATCTTGGAATTTATTATTAATGTCAGTGGTTGATAATGTCTCTCCACCAATAAACGATGAATTTGTAATAATGCTCATCGCCACCTCGGTATGCTTAAAAGTCGAACACCAAATAAATGAAACATCGCATCAGTAACACCAGCAGAAGAATTTTTACCATTCATTCTCCATTGCAATAACAACTTAGATGTTCCACTGACTATGGGTATATCTGCTGTAAATCTAAAGCTCATCATAGACTGCACAAAATATCCTGCTGCTGCAACAGGTATTCCATTTAAGAGTAATCTCAATTTTACCTTCTGTGATTCTGTGTCTGCAAACTCTTGATTTATAAAGAAGTTACCAGCTATTTCTACATGTAAAAAACCTTCATGACAATCAGATATGGTTTGTGTAATATTGCTATTTACCCAGCCACCGCCATATTGATTATACTGGACGCATCCAAAATTTGTTAAACTGACACCACTTGGTTGATAAACAAACTGGTCATTTGCTGTTAAAGCATCTAGTTGAACTGCATGCAAAGCATTAGCTTTTAAATGTGTACGATTGCACCACGAAGCATTAGCAGCTGTTCTATCTATGCCACCATTTAATGTTCCTTTATGCGTGTCATATTCATCATTAAACTGTTCTGCATCTACTAATGCAGTGTCTTGCGGCAGTGCTTGTGTCCAGTTTTTCATGCTCGCTTACCTGCTACAATTTTAGTATCTATCTCAGTGTAATGTATGTCATATCCAATAATTGTTGTATCATTAGTTGTTTGCATTTCAAAAGCAAAGTTGCTGCATGCGTTCGTTGCTATGGCATATCGTATCTGAGTAACAAACTGGTTTTCCCATGTATTTGTATCAAGTATTGCTTTTCCATAAACATATTGGTCTATGTGGTCAGCACGCTGTTGTTTCATTGTAGTTGCGGCTCGTCCAGTATATGCAAAATCAATATAATGATTCATTGGCATAGATACATCACCAGTTGTTAAACAAAAGACAACAACATGATGCACTTTTTTCTTTCTTGTTGGGTCACCAAAGTCATGCCATTTAGAGAAGTATGTGCTGGTAAAAGCATCATTGTCTACAATGCTATCTGCAACCAGTGATTGCCCTTTGGTTCTTCTATTGCTTACAACAAACAAACCTGCAGGAGTATTAGCAGATGTCGCTCCTGTGTGGTCACCAAAGATTAAATTGCCTGCACGGTCATTTGTAATACAACCTACAGGGAAGTTATCTCGTATAGACCATGACTGTTTATCAGTGTGGTAAACAATAGCGATATTTGGTTTTTCATGTCCTTCTATTGCAAAATAACATTGCCATTCACGAAGCTTGGTTGAGTATGCTGCAGTGGCACGAGCCAATACACTTTTATTCAGTTGTTTGATTGTTCGATGAATGGGTATGCTTATCTTTTGCAGTTGCGCAACAGCCCCTCCATATACACCAGCACCACCACCTGAGAACAGATAAACACCATCTTCAGCAAGAAAGATTACACCAAGTTCAGGTATCGTTGTAATTGTATTTGTTGCACGTGTACCAACAGAACTATTGACTTGTGTTAGCTGAAAATTTGGATACGCTCCAGTAACAACATCAATACTCTTTTCTCTGAAAACCAGAAGTGTGTTGTAGTAAGCATGCAAGCCTGTAATACCACCACCTCTGCTATTTCCAACTGTAATAAAGTCAAATCTGCTGAACTGGTCAGGTCGAAGAGGATTACTGTAATACAAGCTGTATGAGTCAGTGTCTCCACCATTAAGGAATAAGCATCCTTGGAAATCCGCACCTATAGTGGCCTTTCTGGCAGGAAGTTCTACACTAACTGTATCATCTGGGGCAGTACTTCCTAATGCGATTGAGATGGTTGAGTCATAATATAGGTTATCAACATTATTACGAATGGTTGTAAGGTAATAAAAGGTTTTATCATTGCCAGCATCAGACGATGTATTCTTGGTTCTGTAAATGTTTCTTGCAATAATATTGTCGCCACCTGTTGGTATTTCAACTGCAACAGCATATCGAAGTTCAGTTAAAGGAGCAGTAGGAATTGAAGTCCATTGTACAACATCAGATGATACAGATAATGGTGATTCTGAGCCAGTATCACTGACAAAAGATACTTTGTAATAAAACTTATTGTCTTTATCATTAGCAGATGCTGGTATTCCAAGCCCTTTGCCAGCACTTCTTTGAAACCACAATGAAACATTAGCACCTGTTGGAGCAGCATTATAGGCTGGGTCAACATCATATGGTGTTGGTGCTGGTGGGCGAGTAGCAAAGCCTAAAGGTGTTGAGAGTGGTGTATTTGCAAATGATGTCCGATCAATAGGCCATCCATTAAATTTAAGCGGAGAGTCTTGTCCATTTAGGATTATTGTAAACTTGCCATATGGTACAAACTGTGTAGGCAACTCACTATTGGTTGGGATGGTTCTATTCGAATCAAGTGCTGTAATGCTCATTGTACTAGACACATCATTAATGTAATAGACTGTACCAGCAGAAGAAAACAACACAACTTCCATTGCTCTATTGCGACGACTATGAATAGATAGATTGTCTATTCTAAGCAAAGTTTGAAACGGTGCAAAGCTGTTTGTTGGAACAGGATTGTACCGCTCATAACCTATGCGTGTTGTCCATCCACCAGTTGTTTCATCTACTTTCCAGTTCCTAATATCAGTTGCCATATTATCTGGCTGTGGTTGTAGCTGTGAAACACCACTAAGATGTCGAACACGATAGATTTTATTCTTCATGATGTATGTCGAAGCGCAGTAAATATTGGTTGTGCATCAGTTCGACCATCAGGCATAAACTGTTTGACCCATCGTTTAGGGGCTTGCGTTAGGTATCGTCTTTCCATCTTTACTACTTCGCTTTCGGCTTTCATTCTGTACATATTAGATTGAGTAAGATTATCAGTCTTCATGTATATTTGTTCAAGAGCCATATAAGCTAAGACCAAATGATGTGCTGATGGTATTTCAGGTGCATCATGCTCTTCGACCAATCGAGGAGGTTTATACATGTATCGTACCGTCATATCGTAATCTGCATCTTGTCTTGGATACAGTCTGACACGCTGTGTGCATCCATCAGCATATGTATATCGTGGATTATTTTGTTCCCAAGTTTGAGCCTGCAATGAACTCAGGGCAACATTATAATTATATGCAGTAGAAATATTTGGTGCAATAGTCGTTGTATTGGCTGTTATATCAGGTATTAAACGCCAAACATTAAGGTCTTCATCGGCACAACGCACATATATTTTACGATATGCAAATGCATTTATACCAAGGTTTTCATTGGCAATTTGCAACTGTTGTGTATCTGTCAATGACAACGATACAACCTTAGACAAGGCTGACTCACGATATGTACCACCAATGCCATATTGATAAGTCATGGCAACTTCAACAGTGCGCACACCTTGTCCAGCAGCAGTTGTATATCCACTTGCAGGCACTTTACGAGGAGCTACGATGTTGTAATCGTCGTATTGTATCCAATAATAAGGCATGTTGACTTCATCGAGAGGTAAGTTCCACCATTCGTCTTCATAGCGAGTTAACGGAATCATACGACCCGGTTCAACAGGTGTAATAGTTAGACTTCTCTTTGCAACTTGCATGATTTGTATGCAATCTTGCGGTAAATCGATGTATCTCATTTTAAATATTGCAGTACCAGCAGAAGCAGTCGCATCAAATGTTTTATCAACATAGATTGTTGTATCATTCAGGCGAAACAATACTATGATTTCATCATCATTAAACTCAACAATATGCCCTTCAATCCAATCTGGAAAGGTATCTGTTGTCGTCATTATATTGGTTAGACCTGTTGGTGTTGCACTGACGGAAACATCTTTATAAGCTGTTACTTTTGTTTCTTTCTGTGCAAATAGAAATGGCTTCTCCGAAAATAACCTTCGATAGCAGTCATTGATAATGTCGTCTGTCTGTCCATCAAAGGTGGTATTGGCTGGGTCATAGTCCAGTATATTTGTGATGTAATCTCGTATTTCAGACAAACGCATATGTACCTCATAGAAAAATGCCCCAGTACACCATGAGCAGTGTACTGAGGCAACAACCCAAAAGATTGTTTAGAAATTGCAAATGACAAATACTCGTGAAGTACCATCAGCATTAATATCTTCAAGAGCAATAGCAACTGGTGCTTGTAAATTAAAAGAAGCTGAACCACCTTCATCAACAGGTATTGCATGAAGTTTACCAAGTACAGTTGTAGACACTAAAGCATCACCAGCTACAACATTTACTGCATCGCCTTTGACTTTAGCTTCTTCGACAACACCGCGTATGATAATTTCTACAGTTTCTCCTGTATTTGCATCATTAACTGCAACACCAATTGGACAAACTGCAGTTGCATCATCAGATTTTGCTTCGCGAACAAACAATGCTTTGTCACCATTGTCTGACTTGCTAAGATCAAGAGAAACAACTGCGCCAGCAGCAATAGCAGCAGAAGCAATAAAGGTTTCACTTTGACGACGATTTGAACTAGTTACACCAGCGGCTTCAGTAGAGTCATTAAGACTTTGAAGAATAGTATTAGTAGCCATTAGCTTGCCTCTCCATTCATTATCAGGCCATGACCTGAAAGGTTTGCAGTAGTTAACTGTGTGCGAACCATAATGTTTGCAGCCATAGCAGCATAACCACTAATGCGCTCATAATCACCAAGTTCAAAGTATGCATCCTTATCAAAGTATACATTAAACAGCTTTGAGTTCAAGAAGTACTGAGATACCTTACCATTAGTGCGTGCTGAACCATCATCGTAATCAACACCTGTAATTGGTAAGTTAGGATCAATGTACATCATTGCACCATTAAACAACAGACCAAGTTTACCTGCCATGTTGCGCTCTTCAGTCATAGAAGTGTAACGCTCTTGGGTAAACAGGCTGTTCTTGTATAGTTCATAGCTGTCTGGTGAAGAAAGAATAATGTCTACTTCGCCTTCTGGTGCATAGATTTGTGTTTGAATCATCATCTGTGTCATTGCACGAAAAAGTGTTTCACCTGATGGATTATAAGTACCACCAGAAGAGCCACCAACATCAAATGCAGCATTAATAAATTGGTTTTGCCATGAGGTTTGGTAATCAGTTTTGGCAATACCACCAACAGTTGCTGTCTGTGAGCCAAAAGCCAAGGTATCAAACCAACCGCTAGCACGACCAGCAGCAGAAGTTGAACCGTTAAGGCTTTCAAGTTCAGTCAGCACAGTAGAAGTACCAGCAACAACTTGCTTACAGTATTCACGCTGCAGCATGCCCATAACAGACTTAAGTCGAGCCTCAGCGATACGGATGATTGCACGGTCACCTTTATTGCTAAGTTGTTCTTTCTCTGTCAAGACGATAGGCGCAACAAAGTCGCACCAGTTGTAAGTGGCAGTACGAAGTGGGTCGCGAACGGCTAGGTTCACGGCTTCGTAACCAGTTGAAAGTTGTGTAATGTTTGAGTGTTCAGTCAAGATTGTTGGGCAGTCAACTTTTTGACCCCCGTTTGCTTGCTCGACATTACCTGCACGCTGCACCGCATCGAGAAGAGGAATAGCACGAAAGGTGTTATCTACTTCTCGGTCACGGAGAATTCGCAGGGTCGAGGCTAAAATATCCGGTTGGATAGCCATTATTGCTCCAATGAGTTTATTAAATTATTGTTTGTGGGCAGCGTATCCCGAAACGGGGGCTGTGAATCAGCGTATCCCAAACGGGGGCATCATCAAATGTTGTATACATTAAAATTACTTTTGTTGCAACAAATGTTCGTAAATGTCCCAAGCACCCATTCGATCATCTTTAGGTATGGTAGGGCCACTTTTGCGTCCAGAACCAACTGTAAGTCCAGCAGAGCGTGCTGCTTTCTTTGTTCTCGTAATCTGGGCTTGTTGTTTTTTTTGTTGAGCTTTTGCACGACGACCTTGAACAATCCAATAGGCTGCTTCTAAATCAAGATGTTCATTGCCAGAAAGTGTTGTATGTACTTCTTTACGAATCTCTTTATCGGTTTTCAGCTCTGGATGCTCTTGCATAAAAGACTCAAGTTTGGTTTGTGCTTGAAACTGCATTTGTTCTTGTCGCATAGGCTCAAGAATACTAGATAATCGTTCAGCGACTACTTTGTTAATGTAGTTATTAAATGACTCAGGTTCAAAGGGGTCTAACTCTGCGTCTGCTGTGGCCATCTCTTGTATTTTTTGATATGCTTCGCTATCGGTCAAAGCTTGTTGTTGTCGCGCTACTTCTTTGCGTTCAGTTGCCAATGCTTGTGTTTTACGCGTATAATCTGCACGCAAACTTGCCATAGCACGCTGAACATTTTCAGGAGCGTTCTCCAAAACCGATTGCCATGACTCACCTTCACGCAGTGCTTCAGCAGTTTCTTCTTCTTCAACTTTAGTTTTTTTAGAGTTTTCATGATTAGACAATAACGATTCAATGCGTTGTTCATAATCATCAAGTTGAAAAGGCGCACCAGAAGTTGAATTTACATCTGGCTTCACATCATCAATAATAGACCCTGATGCGCCTTCAGTATCTATAACAGGTTCAACATCAGTTGTGTTAATATCATTTGGCATTACATTCTCCTTGCAAACATTTCATCCATATCTTCTTCTGCGTCTTCAACTACTTCTTCCTCTTCAACTACTTCTTCGTCTTCACCAAATAGTTCTTCTTCTAAAAAGGCTTTGAAGTCATTATTCTTGACAAGTTTATCAAGTTGACCAATCACCGATGCTAACTCAGCATCAGTCTCTACTTCGGCAAGATTAACTTGCAGAGGCAGTTCTGCATCTTCAGCGGCTGCTGTAATCATCATAATCATTTGCGCTAACTCAAGTGGCAATTGACTAGAGTCGTTGGATACTTTTTCAAACTGCTCAAACTGCATTATTGGTTGATATTTATTAACGACATCAACAAGTCGATTAAGCATGCGTTCTGTAAACTGCCCTTCAGGTAGCTCAATCATCATCGAGCTTTCGATTTCAAAGTCGACTTGATCTCCTGCTTGTTGTAGTTGTTCTCTGTTGTCTGGCAACTCAATACCACCCATATTTGATTGATTTATACTCATTATTCCTCCGAAATAGACCGCGCTGCGGCTGCAAAAGAGTTTGTTTCACGCATAGTACGCGAAAAGGTTTGGATTGTTTTTTCATGTTCAATGGCATCTGACATTTGGTCTGAAATATTAGTTGTTATTTCATTATCGCTTATTGGGCGCACACCCATATCAGACATCACTTGTTCTTTGTGTTTGTGACTGCGTATATATTGACCAAGCGCACGGTCATAATAACCAACATCTTTGACACCATTTAAAGGTATTGGACGGAGCTTACCAGACTTGTATGCAGCTTCGTGACCGCATACTTGACAATCAAAGCTAAATGTCATGTCATTTATGTCATTCCAAAAAACATATGACAATACACGGCAATCAACAGCACGACATATGTAACGACGAAAACCTAATCCATACCCATCATTAAACTGTTGCTCAGTTATAATTTTGTATTTAGGCATTTGGTAAAATCCTACTTATATTTTGTGGCGATGGTTGAGAATAACCAAGTTGTGCTTCTTGCATTGCATTCATAGGGGCACCGCCCATAGATGGTTGTGGAGCCTCTGGCATTGCTGGCGGTTGCATTTCAGATTCACTTATTGGTTCAGGCATTAAATCTTCTGGCAAATCATAGTTACGAATCAACTGCTCAAGTAGCTTTTCATTGGGCACACCCAGTTGCTGTAAAGTAGGCAACAACTGTACAAACTCTTGCTTCTTTATAGAATCTGAAACAGGCGTAGAACCCATGTCTTGTGCATAAATTTTAAAATCACCATCTAAATCATCGCCCTTTAAAATTTCCACTTTGCCATCTAGAACAATCACATCAGCATCTTCTGTTAAAAATAACTGCATCATTGATACATATACAGACGAAAGTTGCTCAATCATTGAGTCACGCTCTCTAGCCAAACGACCAACTTCCGATGAAGAGTAAGCAGCCAAAGCTGTTACTTCTGTTGCCGTAGCTTTTGTAGCTTCACCACGTGTAAATGGAGCCATCACTGAACCACGCTGAAAATCATCATTGACTTGATTGACATATTGTTGAAGCTCTGTTGGTACAGGACTATGTGGAACTGCAATGATTGAGCCAGATAAAGTTTGACCAGCACTTAGTTCAACCTCTATGTACTCACCATCAATACCCTGTGCTAGTTTACTCATTGAGTCACTGTCAAATACACCTTGCTCAACAACCCATTGTCGAGCTGCTCTTCGCACCATGTTGGCTTGGTATGTTCGAATAATATTTGTCTCTTGTATTTGGTCATATACACGGTTTAAAGCACTCATACCACGCAAAGGCATATCTGGATGACGACTATAATACAACGGAACAATAGGACTGATGGGTGCATCAGAAGCAGACCGAAAAGGTATGTCATCATACTTTGTCTTTGATATTGTATCGCCCTCACCTTCCTCAATGACAACACCAGAATATAAAAACTTCTCGCCATCTGCATAGTCTGGTGACCACACAAACAACTTGTCTGACCGAAAATCATACATCTCTACAACTTCGACATACTCAAATATCGGAGCAGTCTCTTCAGTGGTATTTTGATTGGCAGAGTATGAACGATTTTGTTCTCCGTCTATGTAATCTAAATACTTTACCAGTGGACTACTCACAAAACGCTTGTTCCCAAATTTCGTCTTGGCATCCTCCAATGTCAAATAATACCGATGTCCTGTAAATCTTTGATCATCCCAACTCGCAGCATCTGTATCTACAATCACGTCCCATGCATTTATAGCTACTGCACTAATACGCTTAAATGGGTCTGGATTCTCATTCGGCACAAGTTTAATAAATGAACACGGGTAAATTAATGCAAGGCGACTCGCATCTTCTAACTGCGTGCGTATGCCATCCAAAAATGAGTTCGTCATTAACTGAGACTTAATGGGATTGCCACGACCGCGTACATCTGCTTTAAATACAACCGCTGGTGACCGAGTGAATAACGAAGCAATGTAACCTTCTACATATTCATAAGCCCTTGTTGTCTCAATCAGTATCTGACCGTAGTTCTCACGCTTATTCCAATATTCACAGTTATATGCCAACCGCAACTTTCGCATCTTAGGACGCTCATTACGCCAGTATTCTTCATGCTGGTCATATAAGGCTCTGAGTATTTTCGGCTTTATCATCTTGTTCCCACTTTAAATATCAAGTTAATTATCTTTTACCACTGTACTAAACATTCTGCGCAAAAAACTTATTGGTTCCTATCCCATGGAATTGGATTATCCTTTCTGCGATTAGTGCGTCGTGCCCTTATAAAATCATCAACAATGTTCTCTTGCGCCCTGCGTAAAACACGCCTCGGTATGTCACGCGTGCATCTGTAAGCTAAAGCTAAACTCATCGCCATGTCATCATGCAAACCACGAGGTGCTTCTGGTGTTACCTTCTCTACCGTTAAGCTTCTAAGCTCCATCAATGTCGTCATGCAAAGACTCTCTATAATCTCTGCCATGACAAACTCACGCAATGTTTCATACGCATCTAACTTACTCTTGACGGTCGTTGTCCAGTCACGACCCTTCGCATCACGCCACAAATTCTTGTACTTGAAATCACGCAACCTTGTCAATACAACATGACCATGATTATTGCTCTCGCATAATACCATCGCATTGTTGAATTCCCACCCTATGTCACATACCTTCTCGGCAAACATTACTGGTGGAACCGTATTACTTCTGTACTGATAAACAACCTGCAAGGTGCTTAAGCTAACTACTGTGATTGCAGAATAATCTAAGTTAACCCCTGCACTTACATCTACACCAATGACATATACATCGTTCTCTATGACTTCTTCATAACGACGCTCAGCTCCATCAAAGAATATACCGTTTATCTTGCGTAAGTCATCACCATGGAAATATGTGCTCGTTGTAAAATGAAACGCATCATCCAAACATGCTGGATACTCACGACGGAACTTCTCTAATCCTAATGTCGCTATCTGCTGTCTGCGCCACATAATCTGCTCGTCATCTAAATCATAAGCCTCCGCTATCGCTGATTCCTCAACCGATAACTCAAAGCTCTCGCCTACATGAACCCTGTACCGATGATGTTGCCACCACCAAAAGCAAACTAACTGCCAACCATTCTCTGGTGCTCCTGAAATAAGACGATGAAATGCATCGCCAGCACGATTCGGCGTTGACTCTATAATGACCTGTCCCTCACCTACAGCAGCCATGGTAGTTGCTAAAAGCTCTTCAGGATCATCGTAAAATGCAAACTCACTCAAATGTACAGATGTAAGCGTAAAACTACGAGTCCCTCCCTTAGAACCAGCAGTATATGACGATAATCTCGCACCTGTATCTTTGAACTCTAAATCGACGGTATTGGATACCGAAAACTGACGATGCAAAAGTTTGGGTAAGCCCCTGTGAAACTTGTCATCCATCTTGCGTAAATGCTTGGCCGACCTGTCATGGAAGCTAACAACGCCCCATTGAACTGGCTCTTGCGATATATATGCTGACCAAAACGCATATGCACGAAGCAATGTTGAGATGCCAATCTGTCTTGGCTTAAGTATGATTATTCGGTTGTGACTTGTTAGCTGTGACAATAATGACTTCTGTTCATCATTCATCTTGAACGGTACAATCTTATGACTTGCTTTGTCCTGTATGCTCAACATGCTGATGAACTTCTTGGGATTGCTTATAGCCTTTATGATGTCGCCACGATGAGCGATTGGAATTGAGTCAAGAAACTTCATACTATGCGTAGTGCTTTCTTCAGCTCATCAATCTCGTTTAAGCTGCGAACACCGTCTTCTTCTGAGCCGTCCTTGGTACGGAATGTTTCAAGTACATACTTAGCTGCAGCAACGCGAGCGTTTTCGCTTTCGCCTGAACGAAGAACTACATCTAAAGCTTCCATGGCTGACATTACAAGTCCATCAACACGACCTGCAATATAGGCATTGAACATATCCTCGCTTGCTTTATTGGCTTCATGTCCTTTCTCAAGAAGAGCATATTGGAAGCTAGCTTTTGTACGCCACTTATAAAGCGTATTGATGTGGATATTTAATGTTCGACTAACAGATGCATAAGTATGACCATCAGAAATCATGTCAACGGCTTGTTGTTGCTCGTCAGTAATAATCATAGTTTTGCGACGCATTTTACGACTCATGTGGACTCCAGTGTCATACACACATAGCATTAGTGTGGATTCGGTGTCAAGGTCATGTGTTATTTATTATACTTCTTACGATTAGACTTACGACGAACAATGCGAATGTTGGTTTTAGCGTTTGTACCGCCCTTACTTAACGGACGCTTGTGATCAACCTCACGCTTGTCTCCAACCTTAAGTTTAAGCTTACGACGAGCCTTGTTGCGCATAGAGCGATTCTTGCGTTGCTTAGGCTTTCCGTGGTATCGGTCGTATTCAACACGATAGTTGCGTTTCTTTTTTACTGGCATGTGACCTCCACGCATATAATAACTTTTTAATGGGGGGGGTAAAAGATTTTATGTGTTGACCCTACGGATCCGTGCGTTTCATAAGGAATTTACTACTGCCGCTCTTCGCTTCATCCAGATATACCGTGTTTACCCGCTCTTCGCTTCATCCAGATACACCGTGTTTACCCATACCCGACGAACGACAGTGAGGCGAGCGTGCTAACTCCTACGGCTTGATGTTTACACAAAGACATACCGAACTGCTACCACTGGGTGCGGCGGGTGGGAACGAAATTTTTGGGCCTTTCTTTTTTGTTGTGCTGTCTCGTTATGGGTGGGGGTTATTGT